GCTATGAGAAACTACAGTGGACAAGGTAGTTCAGATAATTAATAAAGATATGCTCGATTACATCTTTATTTGAGGGAGGTGACTGAATGGACGACTGGAAAAAAACGGCTAAAAAAATGTATAAGCATCATCAAGCATATAAAAAAATCGCAGAGTGTGTTGGTAAACCGGAAGATGAAGTTAGATCATATTTAAAAAGTGAACGAGAAAAGGAAAAGTCTAAAGATAAAACAAAGACTAAACCAGACAAGTTTACGGTGTTCGAAAATTTAGCTCCAACAACACACATTCAAGAGTGGAGTGGTAATCAGGTTCTCTCGTTTGGTTTAATCAGTGACACGCATATCAATTCTAAATACACTCAGCTTACATATCTTCAAAAATTTTATGAAATTTGTTCTCAGAGAGGAATCAAAAATATCTATCATGTTGGGGACATCGATGAAGGTGAACAAATGCGTACTGGCCATCAGTATGAATGTTACACACAAGGTGCTGATGATCATATAAGCGAGATTGTAGCTAACTATCCTTGTCTTGATGAAATCGTAACACATTTTATCACTGGAAATCACGACTCTAGTATTTATAAAAGATGTGGCGTTGACATTGGCGAGATCATCGCCATGAAACGGAAAGACATGAAATATCTTGGAAGAGACTGCGCAAGGATTGAGATTACTCCAAATTGTATTCTTGAATTGCGACATCCTTGGGATGGAACGGCTTATGCGTTGTCTTATAAACCACAAAAAATGATCGACGGAATGGAAGCAGATAGTAAACCTAATATTNTAGCCATTGGTCACTACCATAAACTTGAATATTTATTTTATAGAAATGTGCATTGTTTTCAGGCTGGATGCTTTCAAACACAAACNCCATTCACAAGAGGAAAAGGNATTAGCGTTCATCTTGGGGGATGGATCATAACTGTCGAGGTTGATAAAAGAGGTTATGTTCAGAGGATCGTACCTGAAATGATTCCTTTTTATAAAGGCATTAACTCAGATTACAAAAACTGGAACCAAAGTTCAAATGATTAGAACATATTCTGATCTATCCAGACTAAATACTTTCGAAGATCGATATCAGTATCTAAAGCTGAATGGAGCTGTGGGAGAAGAGACCTTCGGATTTGATAGATTCATCAATCAGAACTTTTATAAATCGCCCGAATGGAAAGCCGTTCGGGATTTTGTAATTGTGAGAGATAACGGTTGTGATCTTGGTGTAGAGGGTTATGAGATCCGAGGAAAGATATTCATCCATCATATGAATCCGATTCTACCAAAAGATATCGAGACTCGAAGCGAGTTTCTATTAGATCCAGAATATTTAATCTCCACCACACACCCAACTCATAACGCGATTCACTATGGCGATGAAAGTTTATTGATTCAAATACCGATTGAACGAAGCAAAAATGATACTTGCCCATGGAGGCATAAATAAAAAAGGAGAATTATTATGGAGAGCATACTAACGTCAATTAAGAAGATGCTCGGAATTGCGGAAGAGTATACACACTTCGACGCGGATCTTATTATGCACATCAATTCCGTATTATCAATATTAACCCAGATTGGTGTCGGTCCCTCCGAAGGTTTTTTGATCGAAGATGAAGTTGCCACATGGACAGATTTTATTCCTGTCGATTCTAGATTGGAATTTGTAAAGTCTTACACTTATATGAAAGTCAAACTTCTCTTTGATCCACCTCTTAGCTCTGCTGTAATGGAGTCTACAAATCGAATGACTTCTGAGCTTGAGTGGAGAATTCAAGTAGCAGCCGACCCCATAGAACCTGAAGAGGAGGTAATCCAAAATGAATAATAATTATTTAACTCATTACGGTATTTTAGGAATGAGATGGGGTGTACAAAGGAGCCCTGCAGGTCGAACTATGTTCACAACAAAAAGACAATTGGCCGTTGATAAACGTGATTTAGAAAAGCTTAATAGTGGACGACATTTTAGCGTGGGTTTTACTAAAAAACGACAAGCAGCATACGACAAAAGAGATAAAGCTATTTTGGAAAAAAGGATCGAAAACAACGAAAGAAAAATAACCAATAAGACTGCAAAAGAAGCGGCTAAGAAAAAACCATCAGTTAAAGAGATGTCTGATGAAGAACTTAGAAAAGTTGTGAATCGGCTTCAGATGGAACGACAGTATTCCCAATTATCCGAAAGCAGTGTTAGTAAAGGAAAAGAGTACGCACAAAAGATTATCAAAGCTGGAACCACTGTTGCGGCTGTTACTACTACAGCTCTTACTCTTTATAACAATGCTGAAAAAATCAAGAAGATCATTACAAAAGGATAAGGAGGATAATTTATGGCATTATCAAACACTGCCGTTCCGAAATATTACGGCATGTTTAGAGATGCCGTTATCCGAGGAGAAATTCCGGTATGCAAAGAAATCTCAATGGAAATGAATCGTATCGACGATTTGATTGCTAATCCCGGAGTTTACTACGATGATCAAGCTGTCGAAGGATGGATAAAATATTGCGAGGCCGAACTAACTTTAACCGATGGTTCCGATTTGCATTTGCTGGATAGTTTTAAATTATGGGGCGAGCAACTATTTGGATGGTACTACTTTGTTGAAAGAAGCGTGTACGAGCCGAATTCCGACGGTCATGGCGGACATTATATAAAGAAAACTATTAAGAAACGTCTAATCAACAAACAGTATCTTATTGTCGGAAGAGGCGCAGCTAAGACGATGTATGGTTCGACTATTCAGAGTTATTTTATAAATGTCGATACATCGACCACACAGCAAGTTACGACAGCCCCAACCATGAAACAAGCCGACGAGGTTGTGGGTCCAATTAGGACGTCTATAACAAGATCCAGAGGTCCCCTATTTCGTTTCCTAACAGAAGGTTCTCTTCAAAACACAACGGGTTCCAAAGCGAATAGAGTTAAACTGGCTTCGACTAAACTGGGTATCCAAAACTTTCTAACCGGTTCCATTCTTGAAGTGAGGCCGATGAGTATAGCAAAGCTCCAGGGTAGACACGACAAAGTAGCCACAGTTGACGAATGGCTTTCGTGTGATATACGGGAAGACGTAGTTGGCGCGATTGAACAGGGCGCTTCAAAAAACGTGGACGATTATCTTATTGTGGCTATGAGTTCCGAAGGTACTGTTCGAAACGGAAGCGGCGATACAATCAAAATGGAGCTATCCGACATTCTTAAAGGTGACTATATTAACCCGCATGTTTCGATTTGGTGGTATAAACTTGATATTATTGATGAGGTTTCAATGCCGGAAATGTGGCTAAAAGCCAATCCGAATCTTGGAAAGACCGTTAGCTACGAGACTTATCAGCTTGAAGTTGAAAGAGCAGAAAAAGCCCCCGCAGCCAGAAACGATATTCTGGCAAAGCGTTTCGGAATTCCTATGGAAGGTTATACTTATTACTTCACTTACGAGGAAACTCTTCCACATAGAAAACGAGACTTCTGGCAGATGCCTTGTGCATTAGGCGGAGACCTTTCTCAGGGAGACGATTTCTGTGCGTTTACATTTCTCTTTCCACTGTCTAATGGTTGTTTTGGTGTTAAAACCAGAAACTACATATCTTCCCTAACTCTAATGAAACTACCTGCGGCAATGAGAATCAAATACGACCAATTTATGAATGAAGGAAGTTTGATCGTTCTTGAGGGAACTGTACTCGATATGATGCAGGTTTATGAGGACTTGGATAATCACATAAATGAATGTGGATATGATGTCCGATGTTTTGGATTTGACCCATACAACGCAAAAGAATTTGTTGAACGTTGGGAATCAGAAAATGGTCCGTTTGGTATTGAAAAAATTATACAGGGTGCAAAAACAGAGTCCGTTCCTTTGGGAGAGTTAAAGAAACTTTCTGAGGAGCGGATGCTTTTATTTGATGAAGAACTCATGACTTTTGCCATGGGTAACTGCATAACCCTGGAAGATACGAATGGNAANNGNAAATTATTGAAGAAACGATATGAGCAGAAGATCGACGCTGTCGCGGCTATGATGGATGCCTATATCGCTTATAAGTCTAATAAAGATGCTTTTGAG